GAGAACGAGCGACTTCGCAAGCAGGCCGAGCGCGCCGATGGTGAGCCGCTGGAGCCGCTCGCGAGCTACCAGGAGTTCCTCGAAGACGACGATGTCCAGGACGTCATCGAGGAGGCGAAGCAGGCCGACAAGTCCAGCCCGCGGTATATCAAGGGCGTGATCGCGGCGGTCGTCGACGAGGGCGGGTGGGTTGGCTACGAGCAGATCGCCGAACGCCTCGGCCTCAAACGGACGAACGAGATCTCCTCGGCAGCCACGCTCCTGGAGTCCTACGGCGTGGTCGAGAAAGAGAAGCGAAACGGCGAGATGCACGTCGATCTGAACGTCGACGGCCTGAACGAAATCCGCGAGGCGGCAGCCCGGCGTCGGAAGACCGAGGAGCTGATGGAGACGTTATAGTCAGGAGACGTAACGGTACCTCGACGCTCGCGTATCGGTGTTCGACATCGTCGAAAACCTACTCCGAGTATTTACTCTGCTGGAGGATGTCGTGAATCGCACCCTCGACCGCCGGCCGGAGTCGGTCGGCGAGGACGTCCTCTAGGGGGACGCCCGCGCTCTGGAGCTGGTCGGCCGCATTCGCGTGGACGTCGTCGATCGGGACCTCGAGTTCGACTGTCCGGCGCCCGAGTTCCTGCTCGACCGCGTCCTCGTTCACTTCGACCTCGGGTTCCGTTCCGTCTTCGCTGGTGCTGGATTCGGTTTCACTCATTGGTAGTTCAGAGACGCGATCAGTTCACCTGAATTGCGTCTTTGGCATCGGCTTCAGTTGCTTCCAACCCGATACCAACTACCTGTTGGGCGAGCGTGGTTTCGAGCGTTTGTAGTTCTCCGATTTCTCCGTGGGCTTCGAGTTCGACATGAGCGCGTGGCATATCCGACGCACCCACATCTCCGTCGCGCTCGAAGTGGGCCACGGCAGTCCGCATCACTACATCATTACCCTCGTAGGCGTTGATGGCGTCGTCCAGCAGGTCGTGGAGTTTTGTTCGTTCGGCGCCGGGAAGAGTCCCGTCGTCGTTCGTTTCTACCGGGAGCCGTCCGCTATAACTAAGTGTTGGCATTGTTTTCGTTTTGGTATCTCGTGGTCTGGACCTCGGCCCACGGAGCGTCATCGGTAGGTTATCAGTCTTCTCTGACCATATCACGGTCTGCACTCGCGGGCAAGTCGAGCGAGTCGGCTGAAGCGTGTGGTTCGGGGATTTCTCGGGTCAGTTGAAGCGCACCACACTCTATACACTTCCATCCTTCACCACGGACCTGTTCGCCCTTTGTATCTGGACCGAGTTGTTGTTCACCTTTTCGTCTAAAGTAAACGCGAATAAAGCCATCTGAACCGCACTCACATCTGTCAGGAGTACACTTTGTCATGTTAGAATCACCGTATTCCCATTATCGTCCTGTCCTTCTAATTCTCCGTTAGTCGCTCGTAGTCCAGCGTATTCGTCTCCAGTTGTTTTGAAGATTATTTGTTTGGACTCAGCCGAGTCTCGACCAGTATATATCGACGCAACACCATAGAAATTCGTATTTGGCGCGGCGATTGAGTCACCAGCGGAAAACTTTGCCTGCGCGCCCGTCAGTTTGAGCGTACCAGGGGCGGAAGATGAGGCGGTGTACCGAAGGGCAGTGAAAGAACCTTCATCATCTTGAAACTCAATGTCGTGGTTTGCGTCACTGTTAAGTCGAGTATAGTTGTTACCACGAAGTTCGATGCCTTGGATTTGATTACCGTTGTCATCATCTGAATAGATTAATGTTCCATTGCCAGTCATTTCGACTCTCTTATTCCCACTCCCATCCTCGATAGCATGTCCCGTAGCGAGGCGGAGGTTGGCGGCATTAATATCTACTCTACTCCCGCTAAGGCCGATGACTGAACGAGTGAAGGAGCTGTCTGAGAACGACTGCAATGTGGTATCAGTTCCGTCAAACTTAATGTGTAACCCCTTGGAGTTGACACTCCCCTGACTTTGGATGTTAATATGCGCTTTAGGCGTCCGAAGAACACCCGCATCGGTGTCAGTGTCGTATTGGACGGCGGTGAATCCGCCTTCAATGTCTTCAATCTGAATCGGTTGCGCACTTCTTGCATTCAGTTTAACATAGTTGTCACTTGAAGAATCAAGAACTGGCTGTCCAGACTCATCTCGTATCCTTGTTTCAGCACTTTCAAATGATACTCTCCGAGTCCCGCTCTCGTCCTCAATAGCGTTACCCGTACTCAATCGCAGGTTGTTGCCGTCTGTAAGGTCGTAGTAGCCCTGCGTGGTATCTACGAGCGTGTTGCCAGCGAGGTCGAGATTCCCATCCATCGACAGACCATCGTCGAACGTATGCGTCCCTGTCCATGTCGGGGAGATAGAGAGGTCAAGTTCATCATCTCCAACGGAATTGGCCTGGATCTCGGCGCTCCCGATCGCATCGGTCTGGACATGCGTCGAGTTGACGGCGTCCGAGGCGAGCTCAGTCGAGCCGACATCGTTCTCGCCGATTCCGAGCTGGAACCATACCGCGTTTCCGGCGCCGTCGTCCTTGACCGAGTAGATCCTCCCAGTGTCGAGCTCGAGGTAGATCCAGCCCTCGTCGTCGGCGAGGGTCAGGTCGGCCTCGGCCGGCCGGTTCGCCTCGGTGTCGAAGGTCAGCCTGGTGACAGCCTCGACCTTCTCGAGGGAGTTGAGGATCCCGGCAATCGTGTCGATGTCCGTTGTTACAGCCCACATCGCCCAGTTGTCGTACTCGGCGATTGGACGCTCCTGTCCTGTGTAAACCTCGTCGCCAGCTGCCGGCTCAACGCCGGAATCGGACCAGACTCTTGAGTTTGTAGTTACCATGTTTCTGAATTATTGAAGGAGGGATGCGTACGTCCCGCCGATCTCCGGCTCCGCCTCGTCGGCGTACCCGCGCTCGGCGCCCTCGACGGTCGGGTCCTCACCCTCCGAGACGTACGCGAACGTCCCGAGCGCGACCGTCTGGATCCCGACGCCGGCGGCGGCGAGCCCGTCGACGAAATCGTCGAACTCCGAGACGGAGATCCCGCGGTCCTCGAGTTCGGACTCGAAGACGCCGACGTCGATCCGCGCGCTCTCGACGTCGTACGGCTCGTCGATGACGATCTCCGATTCGTCGACGTCCAGGAGAACGGCGATCGTCGATCTGATCTCCTGAACAGTCCCGCTTGAGAGCAACTCCCGGAGCGCGACCTGGATCCGGATCCGGTACTTGTCGTCTGACTCCCCGGTCTGTCGGTCAACGTCGAAGATATCGCTTTGGCGATCCAGCTGAGGCCCGGTGGCTGTGGAGACGAACTTCGAGGCGAGGACGTCCTGTCGTGCCGCTTCGAGCTCCTCGAACTCCGTTGCAACCGCCGTCAGCAGCGCTGACCAGACTGGTCCATCGACAGGATACGGTGACTTCAGATTTCCTTCCAGGCGCTCGCGGGGCGTCCGATCGTCACTCGACGACATCGATCGTCACCTCCGCAGTCCCGGTCATCGCGGCCTGGTCTGCCCCGATCTCGACGTTGTCCTCGGCGAGCGCGTTCGGATCGGTCCCGATCGAGAGGTCAGCCATGACCACGCCCTGGACCTCCATCACTCGGCGGAACACCTGGTCGTAGATGACGTCCGCACCTATCTTGAGACCCGGATAGCTGATGCCATCCGACGCCTCGCCACCGAGATACCGGACGACAGCATCAGTGATACGCTGTTCCCCGTTAGCTGGGAAGGTGTCCGATGTCGTGAGCGACGCCTCGACGTACACAGTCACGCGTGTCGCGCGGTCAAAGTGCTCGACACGTTCCGTGCCGTCATCGTCTGTGGCCGTCCCGGACTCCGCTCCGAAGGACTCGACCCCGCCGGCCCGCGAGTCGAGGACGGCCTGTGCGATCGTCGTATCGTCGATGTCTGGAGCGAGGACAGTCACGTTGACCCCGTTCCCTTCGGAGCCCCGCACCTCGTCGGCTCCAACCGATCGAATCCCAGGATCGGCGTTGAACACGGAGGACCGAACCGCACGGAGTGTCGCAGCACCGCCCTCCGCGAGGCTGTTCTCGTAGCGGAGCCGGAACTCGGGATCGGTCTCTCGGTCACGCCCCGAGACGTAGTCGAGGCTTTCGTCGCCCGTCGGCTCGGGGTTCGTGACGTCATCGATACCGCCGACCAGATCCTCGAAGCGCGTGATCGTGTCCGCGGCGACGTTGGTCTCCTCGCCGAGCCACTCCTCGTCGAGCTCCGTCTGCCATGGCTTCAGCGCCTCGATCGGCGCAGTCACCTCGGTTGCGCCCTCACTGAGGATGACGCCCTCGGTTGTTTCGAATGGAATCGGGGGGCGAATCTCCGTCCGCTGTGTCGTTACCACGATCCCCGACGAAATGGTGATATCGTCCGGCGCCGGTGACTCTCGCGAGAAGACGACCTCACCGGTTGCGGACCTCGACGGGATGCGCGTGAACCCTGCGAGCGCCAGCTGCTTGTCGAGTGCCTCGCCGCTGGCGTCCTGGAAGAACCCCGCGTAGTACACCTCCTCGAGGGCCATCCAGTGGTGCGCAAATTCCTGCGCCGCCATGTCGATCATCTGCTGCTGTGGTGAACCCTGGTTGAGTTCGATTCCTTCGCCAGCAGAGTTCTTGAATGTCCGCTCGAGGCGGTCGCGGAGGTCGTCGACGTGTGGGCGGCGTAACGATCCGTCTGGTTGAATGCCGTACTCGCTATCGGTCATGAGTGATTAGACTGATACCTCCGTGTCGAAGTCGAGACCCGTGCCGTCGACGAGCGTTACCTCGATCGCGACGCCGACGCGCCGGTTCGCATCCGGTTCCGCGATGTCGACGTCGTCAACCGTGTCGACGCGATCGTCCTGACGGAGCGTGTCTCGAATCTCCCGCTCCAGGATCGCCGGCGCAGCGCCGGCGGCCTCGAACACGCGGAGTCCGTGGTTCTCGTCGAAGGGATCCTCGCCGCGGACGGTCACGAGCGTCGTCTTCAGTTCTTGCTCGACCGCCGCTGCGCCATCGATCCAGACGAGTTCCCCGTTCTCGACGCGGAAGCTGCCGTCGTCCTCGAGCGCGAGTGTGCGTTTGTAGTCCATCGGTTACTGTTCAGTTACTGTCAGAAGTTGGTTGTCGCCGTGATCGGTGATCACCGCTGTCCCACCGGAGCCAGGGTCGGCCGTCGAGTCGTCGACGCACATCACCGGCTCGCCATCGACCGTCAGGATGTGGTCCTGGTCCGGCGTCAGGTCGTGTGTTTGGTAGTCGACGCAGTTCCCCGCCGGATCCGTCGAGTGACCGTGCGAGGGGAAGTGCATCACCGCAGTCGCGTGGTCGGCGACATCGGCACCCTCGACCGAGAGAAGTGCGTCATCTGTCGACTCGATGGTCCCCGACGCCGGCTCCGAACACGCCGAGGGGTGACCGTCGGCCTCACACGGCGCGCCGATGAGAGCTGGAACAGTCATGAACCAGGCCCTCCTCGCCGAATCCCGATGACGCCGACGACCGTCGCGAGGGCGAGTAGGCAGAGCGCAAGGCGATCCGCCCCCGTCAGGACTGCGACAACGAAGCCGCCCTGGAACCAGCCAAACCCGATGCCGATATACTGGTCGAGGGACATCACTCGATC